CCTGTTTTATATAAGAAAGCATTTCATCAACTTCATGATGAATTTAAAAAATACAATAATGATCAACCTTTGACTGAGAATAAAGCATCATCTAAAAAATTAAAGAGACAAACAAAAATGATATCTCTTATTAGAAATTCTTTGAATGACTCTGATAAGTTGAAAAAATTTAATGACGTTATTGAAATGGCACATAATCTTACAGAAAAGAAAAGATTTTACATGTCAACTTATGGTTATGAAAATGTAAGAGAAGTAATTCTTGGAGAACAGACAGAGTTGATTCGGGGTCAGAACTGGGATAAGTTTTACCTTGAGAATATTATATCTTGGTGGAAAAGAAAAGCTGGCAAGAGATATGAAAAGTTAAAGAAAGAAGGACGTTTTAGAGATAAGGTCGAACTCTGGACTGATGATGACGATATTCAAATTATAAGATGAGTTACGAATTGAAAGACTGGTTGAACTCAATCAACTTTAACAAAAAAAATCTATTTGAAGATGATCCCACAGCAAAGTATCCTGCATATATTATCAATCGTTGTATGTCTGGACACTTGGATACAGTTCTTTTTGCAAATGAAATGAACCTAAATTCACACTTAGATAGTGACCTTCAGTATTCCTTTTTTCTAAATAGTGTGAGGAAGCGAAAGAGATACTCTCCGTGGCTTCGTAAGGATGAGATCAAGGATCTTGATTGTGTGAAACGTTATTATGGGTATAGTAACGAAAAGGCAAAGCAAGCTCTACGTATCTTAAGTAAAGAACAACTGAATTTTATTAAATCTAAATTTGAAACTGGAGGAGCGAAATGATTACCGAGCCTGAGGTAAAATGGTCTACGGATCAGATGATTGAGATTACATTAAATGAACCAGATGATTTCCTGAAAGTTCGTGAAACACTTACACGTATTGGTGTAGCATCTCGTAAAGAGAAAAAGATTTATCAGTCCTGTCATATTCTACATAAGCAAGGAAGATATTATATCGTACATTTCAAAGAACTATTCGCATTAGATGGTAAACACGCTAATCTAACACAGAATGATGTGCAACGTCGTAATCGTATCATTCAGTTACTATCTGATTGGGGTCTTATCACCATAATGAATGAGAGTAAAATTACTGATATTGCTCCATTAAATCAGATCAAAGTGTTAGCATATAAAGAAAAACACGAGTGGATACTGGAAACAAAATATAATATAGGAAAGAAAAAGAAAACCGAGGAGTAGTCATGAACGGTAGACTTTCGAAAGTCGCAATGACTGATAAACTTTTTAAACTCAAAAGAGAACTCGATTACAAATGTGAGATAGGAGAGATGGGTGAGTGGGAGTGTGTTGGTGCGAAAAAATATTTAAATAAGGCATTTGACACATTAGATGAGTATTGGCAGTAAATACCGAACATAAAGTTATAGTATACCACATTGCATAATTTGAGGGTGTATGGTTAAATAGTAGTGTCGCCTTCGGGGACACAATTTACACTCGCTTACTAAGGAGAACTATGACTAACATACAGAGATATAGTGCTGCAGATCTTCCAGAACTAATGGAAAAGATCACAAGAAACAGCATAGGGTTAGATGATTACTTCCAACAATTTTGGAATTCAAGCACAAACGCTAACTATCCACCATACAATATCGTTCACGTAAACAATGTTGAATCCAGATTAGAGATTGCACTTGCAGGATTCAAAAAGAAAGAAGTTAAAGTTTACACAGAATATGGAAAGATATTTGTAGAGGGAACTAAAGAAAAGAAAGAAGAGGAAACATATAGTCACAGAGGGCTAGCACAGAGATCATTCTCAAGAGAGTGGTCACTATCTGATGATGTTGAAGTTAAAGATGTATCATTTGCAGACGGACTCCTTACAATTACATTGGGTAAGATTGTTCCAGAACATCATGCAAAGAAAGTATATCTTTAGGGGGCATCATGAAACTCACAACACCTTTCAGTGTCATTAAAGACGCTATCAGTGACATCAAAAGAGTTCCAAAAAAAGCATATTGGGACAAAGAATGTCAGGATCATCCAAGTAACAAGCACTGTTTAGTCTATTGCGATTAATCTGTTTTATGTTATAATGTGTTCATGAATAATGAATACGAACATCCTAACTTCTATAAAAGTGCGATGGGTGTGGTGTATGAAAAAAATCCAAAGATAACATACCCACACCTTTATAAAGTATTTTTACTAGACTCACATAATACAAGCTGGTTTTGGATACGAGAAGATGGAACTTGTTATTGGCAACATAGTCGTAAAAATCTTGATGATGATATTTTTGAAGATGCAGATCAATTACAGATGGATCTTTTTGGTAAACCAATATTGACAAAAGAGTTCATTATGAAAGCAATACTTTAGGGATCTTGACGATCCCTTTTTTTATGGTATAATACATAGAGATAAAACAAAATTATGAGCATACAATTAGTTTTATTAAAATCTGGAGAAGAGGTCATTGCTGATGTCAAAGAATTACGTGACACTAACGATGAACTGGTCTCTTACGTTTTTAAAGATCCATATTGTATCAAAATAAAAAAGAGTCAAGTTTTGGCAGAGGGTGAAAGTCAAGCAAAACACCATCTTGCATATTACAAATGGATGTCATTAACTAAAGATGATGATATCATAGTAAATAAAGATTGGGTGGTTTGTATTACAGATCCACTTGATTCAGTTAAACAAAGTTACGAGGAGAGAATGAATGAACGAAGACGACCTAATGATACAGACGGATCAAGCAACGGATCAGGAAGTTCTAGCACCGAATCCAATACAGGTGTTATTCTTAACGAATCAAATGATTCTAATAGCGGAGATTGATGAGGTTCTTGCAGATATTGGCCAACCTGATTGTAAACTAATTAATCCTTGTGTTATAATAGATGGAAAACTATCCAGATGGTTGTCTGATTTAACCATCAATAAAGAAATGTTTATGAGTTCAGATAAGATATTGACATTAGTTGATCCTACACCTAAACTACTTAATGATTATATCCAATTTGTTAGATGAGGTTTTATACAAATGTCCATCAAAGGTTTGACGAAATTCTTGTCCGTGGATATGAGAATGGCAAGCATTTTACTGCGAGGGAAACATTTCATCCCACTTTTTATGTACCTTCAAAGAAAAAATCAAAGTATAAAACCCTCGAAGGAGAGAGTGTAGAACCGATTAAACCTGGTAAAATATCTGAGTGTAAACAATTTATAGATAAATATTCTCAAGTGGACAACTTTGATGTTTACGGAAATGATAGGTATATCTGTCAATACATTTCTGATAAGTATCCAGAGGAAGAAATTAAATTTGATATTAGTAAAATTAAATTAGTCACGATTGATATCGAGGTTGCAGCTGAAAGTGGATTTCCCAACGTCTTTGATTGTGCAGAAGAATTACTAGCAATTACTCTACAAGATTATACAACTAAAAAGATAATTTGTTTTGCTTCCCGTCCATTCAATAATACGAGAGATGATGTAAGATACGTTCAGTGTACGGATGAATATAATTTAATAGATCGTTTTTTAGAATATTGGGAAACAAATGCACCAGAAGTGATTACTGGTTGGAATTGTGAGTTGTATGATATCCCGTACATTGTAGGACGTATTGAAAGATTGATGGGTGAAAAGAAAGTTCGTAAACTTTCACCTTGGGGTTATGTAAGAAAAAAAGATTTTGTTGTACAAGGTCGTAAACAAATATCTTGTGAGATGGCTGGTATATCAGTTATTGATTACCTTGATCTATATCGTAAGTTTACTTACAAAGCACAAGAATCATATCGTTTAGATCATATTGCTTTTGTTGAACTTGGTAAAAAGAAATTAGATCACTCTGAGTTTGATACATTTAGAGATTTCTATACAGGTAATTGGCAAAAGTTTATTGAATATAATATCATTGACGTAGAACTCGTAGACCAACTTGAAGATAAGATGAAGTTGATTGAACTTTGTCTGACGATGGCATATGATGCCAAAGTAAATTATACAGATGTATTTTTCCAAGTAAGAACTTGGGATTCAATTATCTACAATTACTTGAGGAGAAAAAATGTTGTAATTCCTCCAAAGGTAAGAACAGATAAAGACTCACAATATGCAGGTGCATATGTAAAAGAACCAATACCAGGCAAGTATGACTGGGTGGTTAGTTTTGACCTTAACAGTTTGTACCCTCATTTGATTATGCAATATAATATATCTCCAGAAACTTTACTCGAACAAAGACATCCATCAGTCAATGTTGAAAAGATACTTTCTGAAGATATCACATTTGAAATGTTCAAAGATTATGCAGTATGTGCAAATGGGGCAATGTATCGTAAAGACATCAAAGGGTTCTTACCCGAACTCATGGAAAAGATGTATAATGAACGAGTCATCTTCAAGAAGAAAATGTTGGAGGCAAAGAAAGCTTATGAAAAACAAAAAACGAAGACGTTGGAAAAAGAAATTGCCCGTTGCAACAATATCCAGATGGCAAAAAAGATTTCTCTTAACTCTGCTTATGGTGCTATCGGGAATCAGTATTTTCGGTATTTTAAATTAGCAAATGCCGAAGCAATTACTTTGTCTGGTCAAGTTTCAATCCGATGGATTGAAAATCGGATGAATCGTAAACTAAACAAAATTTTAAACACGGAGGATATTGATTATGTTATTGCTTCTGATACCGATTCCATTTATCTTAATCTGGGCCCTTTTATTGACGCAGTATACCAAGGCAGAGAGAAGACTACTGAAGGCATCGTGTCGTTCCTTAATAAGGTCTGTGAAGTGGAATTTGAGAAATATATTGAGAATTCTTACCAAGCGTTGGCGAATTACGTAAATGCTTATGATCAAAAGATGTTTATGAAAAGAGAGAACATCGCAGATCGTGGCATATGGACAGCAAAGAAAAGATATATCTTAAACGTATGGGATAGTGAAGGTGTCAGATATGGAGATGCAAAGTTAAAGATTATGGGAATAGAGGCAGTTAAATCATCTACACCTGCACCTTGTCGCACGATGATTAAAGATGGACTCAAGGTGATGATGAGTGGCACAGAGGACGAGATGATTGATTACATTGATAGTTGTAGATCTAAATTCAAATCATTATCTCCAGAAGAAATATCATTTCCTCGCACTGCATCTAATGTTACGAAGTATAAGGGAACTCATAAGATATACGAGAAAGGAACACCAATGCACGTTCGTGGTGCTCTCCTATATAATTTTTACGTTAAAGAAAAGAAACTCGATAAGAAGTATGCATACATTCAAAATGGTGAGAAGATTAAGTTTTGCTATCTAAAGAATCCGAATCCAATTCGTGAGAATGTGATGTCCTTTATTCAAGACTTTCCGAAAGAATTAAATCTTGAAAGGTTTGTTGATTATGATACTCAGTTTGACAAAGCATTCCTTGAACCAATGAAGGCTGTATTAAATGCAATTGGTTGGTCAGATGAAAGAAAGAATACTTTAGAAAGTTTTTTCTCTTGATTGCAAAAAATACAATATGATGTTATAATGTGTATACTTAAACTTTTATTATGGATTTACCAATCAACAACGAAGAGTTGAAAGAGTTGATGGATGCATTGAATGAATCAAATCATCCTGATGCAATGAAGAGGCAGTTTCGTAATGAACTGCATAAAAAGTTAAGACTTACTAAATTCTTAATTGAAGAAGGGTATCCTCATAAAAAAGTTCTTCGAGAAGTATTCGACATAGTAGCATAGTATGGATTTTTTAAAAGAAATAGTTAAAGAGATCGGAGATGAATACACACAGATTGCGTCAGATATTGACGAGACTGAAAGATTCATTGACACAGGATCTTACATTTTTAATGGACTCGTTAGTGGGTCTATTTTTGGCGGTGTTAGCAGTAATCGTATTACTGCCATTGCTGGTGAGTCGAGCACTGGTAAAACTT